CCCGCAACACCCGCACACGCCGCCGCACCTGGCGCTTACCCCGCCTCGGCGGCTGGTGGATCGCCGTCATCCTCACCGTCATCGCCGTCGCCAGGACCTGGCCCCTCTACACCGGCCTGGCCACCGCCCTCATAGCCGTCGCCGCCATCATCGCCGTCGTACGCCCCCGACGCCTCGCCCGCCCCCTCCACTGGGCCGCCACCCTCATCCGCATCATCCACACCCACCGCACCCGGATGCCCGCCCCCGGACACCGCACCCTCGCCGACTTCCAACGCATGGACCACCGCCAGTTCGAACACGCCATCGCCGCCCTCGCCCGCGAAGACCGCAACGTCGCCGTAGCCGAGCAGGTCGGCCAGGCCAACGACCGCGGCGCCGACGTCCTCATCCGGGTCCGCGGCCGACGCATCCTCGTCCAGTGCAAGCACTACCAGCCCGGCAACAACGTCGGCTCCGAAGCCGTCCAGATCACCAACGGCGTCTACCGCGACATCCACGGATGCGACGCCGCCGTCATCGTCACCACCGCCAGCTTCACCCGCGACGCCTACACCACGGCCAGCATGCTCCCGAAGCCAATCCGCCTCATCGACGGCCACCAACTCGTCGCCTGGGCCAACGGCCACACCCCGCCCCCCTGGTGAACACCCGCCAAGGGGAAGCGCCTCTGACAAACCGTTCTTCGTACGGCACGATCAGAACTGCACGGACCGGGATCCTTCTGTTGAGCCTAGTGTCCCCGCGCCAGGTCAGACATGGTCGCCCCGGTCCGTGCACACCCCCCACATACAGACACCGGCCCCGCCCCGAAACCCCCACGGAGCGGGGCCGGCCCACGCCCCGAGGGAACACACACGCGGAAATCAGCGATCATCCCTAGTAGGCGCGGGGCCTGACAACCACACACGCGAGCGGGAGCCCCACCGCCATGCCGAACAGTGCAGCCGTGCAGGCTGAGATCGACGAACGCCGCGCCAAGCTGATCAAGCTGCGCCGCAAGCGCACCCCATACGACAGCCGGGAAGTCCTCGACCTCGGCTACGAGTCAGCGGGCGCCGCCCGCAAGGACTTCTACCGCGCCGTCACCGCCCGCCGTCAGGCCACCGCCGCCGAAGTCTCCGACTACCGCGAGGAACAGAACGAGATCTTTGAGAGCCTCCTCGACACCTACCTTCCGCTGGCCACCGCAGACGAGAGCCCCGACCACAAGGCCGCCGAACTCGTCCTGAAGACCCTCGAACGCCAGGCCAGAGTCAACGGATGGGAAGAGGCCCTCAAGGCCGAACTGTCCGGGCCGGGCGGCGGCCCCATGCGTGTTGGACCAGCAACCCTCGCCGAACTCCAAGACCTCATCAGCACCGCAGGCGACCCCGACGACGAGGACCAGCCCGACCCGGACACCGGTACGGACGACAGCGACGCGGATGACGACACCGAAGACGACCGCTGACCAGTGGGACGACCTCGAAGAACACCAGGTCGTCCAAGAGGCCGAAGCCCTCCTCCAACTCGTCGCCGACTACCGGCGCCTCAACCGCGCCCAACGCCGCCGCATCGCCTTCAGGGCCAGCCCCGACGTCCGCCGCGTCCTCGCCCAAGTCGAACGCGACATGGCCCTGGAACGCTCTCCGGGCTCCATGTCGGCCATCCTCACCGACGGCCGCGAGAAACAGGCCAAGCACCTTGACCTGATCGACCGGGTGTTCCGCGACATCGCCCGCGGCCACTCCCGCAAGGTCCTCATCACCATGCCCCCGAGGCACGGAAAATCGAGGCGTGCGGCCCGGTGGGCGCCCCTGTGGTACCTGGCACGCCACCCCAACCACCGGGTGATGATCGCCTCCTACAGTGCCGACCTCGCCGACGACCACGGCCGGTGGATCCGCGACGCCATCAACACCTACGGCCCCCAACTCGGGCTCGCCCTGCACGCCGGATCCAAAGCCGCCAACCGCTTCGACCTCGCCGACCCCGAAACCGGCGAACGTCTCGAAGGCGGCCTCGTCACCGCCGGCGTCGGAGGCGGCCTCACCGGCAAAGGCGCCCACCTCGCCATCGTCGACGACCCCATCAAGGACGCCGCGGACGCCGAATCCCCCACCATGCGGAAACGCCTGTGGGAGTGGTGGACCTCCGTCCTCAACACCCGCGTCGAGCCCGGCGGCTCCATCATCGTCATCCAGACCAGATGGCACGAACAGGACCTCGCCGGGAAACTCCTTCAGGGCGAGGACGCCGACGACTGGACCATCCTCGACCTGCCCGCCATCTGCGACAGCGAAGACGACCCCCTCGGACGGAAGATCGGCGAAGCGCTGTGGCCGGTCCGCTACGGCCGCAAAGCCCTCGCCAAGATCCGCAGAGCGGTGGGGGAGCGGGTCTGGTGGTCGCTGTACATGCAAAAGCCGCGCCCGCTCGAGGGCGGCGTGTGGAAGTGGCCGTGGATCACCGACAACCGCATCACCTCCATGGCATTCCGAGGCGTCGACCTCACCCGCACCGTCGTCGCCGTCGACCAGGCCGGCGGCGAAGGCGACACCCACGACGAGACCGGCATCATCGGCGCCGGTCGCGACCTCACCGGCAAGATGTACGTCCTCGAGGACCGCTCGAAGAACATGGGCGCCGATGTGTGGGGCCACGAAGCCTGCCGCCTCGCCATCGAACTCGAGGCAGACGCCTTCGTCGTGGAGGACAACTTCGGCGGCGACCAGTCATCGCAGATCATCCGCCAGGCGTGGAAGGACCTTGCCCGCAACGGGGAGACCAAGGGCCTCCTCATGCCGCGGATCATCCCCGTGCACGCCAAGCAGGGCAAGAAGCTCCGCGCCGAACCCATCGCCCAGCTGGCTGCCCAGGCCGAGATCTCCCACGTCGGCGAGTTCCCCCGCCTCGAGGGGCAGCTGGTGACGTGGCTGCCCGGCATGGACTCCCCGGACCGTATGGACGCCTACGTCCACGCCCTGACCGAGCTCGCCGACCCGGCCAAGGAGGGCCTCGGTGCCCAGCACTACCAGGACCAGCGGCTGCGCGGCCGCCGATGAGGAGCAGCCGGGGGAACCCGATGCGCCAACCCCCGTACCCTGATGATCAGGCGCGGGGCCTGACGGAATGTAGGGAGTAGCGGTGGGCCTGCGCGAAGTCGTCATCCACGCCTGGTCATGGCTGAACTACAAGCCCGTCTACTCCGGCCACAACGACGGCCAAGGCGTCCCCAACCGGCGCGCGTTCCCCGAAGCCACCGCCATGTGGGTGCCCGAAGAGGACCAAAAACGCCTGGCCGCCTACAAACTGCTGGCCGCCTACGACCAAAACCAGGCCTTTGAACTCGCTGAGGCCGGAGGCGACCACCACGCCGCGGAAAAGCGCGAGTTCGGCGACCCCAGCATGTTCATCGAGACGGTCATGTCGCACGTTCTGGGGCGTGAGCAGACCATCACCGTGCAGGGCGCCGACACCGACAGCGACCAGCCCACCCCCGACGAGGCGATGGCCGACCGGATCCAGGAACTCCTGCGGGAGTGGGCGCAGGACGAGCAGCTGGCCATGCGGATCCAGCAGTGCGAACGCAAGTCGGTGTCGCTGGGTGACGGCGTCTACCGCCTGGCCTGGGATCCCGGCCGGATGCGGCCCACCCTCCGGGTCCACGACCCCGGCTTCTACTTCCCCGTCCTGCCCGAGGACGGAGACGCCGGCGACTACCCGACCCGCGTCCACTTCGCCTGGGACCTGCCCGCCGACCCCCGCCGCGGCACCAAAGCCCGGCTGCGCCGCATCACCTACGAACTGGACTGGATCCGCCCGGCCACCGCCTCCGGCGTCGACCCCAAGGGCCGTGCCGTACGCGCCCCGCTGCCCACCCCCCAGCCCGACCCCGACAACCCGGACGCCGAAGTCCCCCCGCCGTTGACCACCGGCGACCTGTATTACCCCGAGACCGGGGCGATTGCCCGCCAGTACGCGTGGAACGACACCCCCTCCTACGTCACCTGCTACCTCACCGACGCCACCTGGCTGATCGAGGACATCAAGGGCAGCCCCGACATCGACTCCCTGCCCCTGGACGGGGCGACGTTCGCGACCCGCGGCGACGGCGAAGTCCTCGACCACCTCGACCTCCTCATCGACTTCGTGCCGGTCGTCCACGTCCCCAACACCGTCCCCCCGGCCGAAGAGCACTGGGGGCAGTCGTCCTTGGCGAAGGTGTTGCAGGTCTTCGACGAACTCGCCTCCTCCGACACCGACTCCGCGAAGGCGTCCGCCACCACCGGATCCCCGATGATCGGCCTGTGGGGCAAGGCCGCCGGTGACGGAACCGAAGTCCACGAAGTCACCCCCGGCCTCATGCTCAAGCTGGGGGAGGGCGGCGGCATGACCGCCCTGGACACCAGCCGCAACCTCGCCGAGCTGCGCTCCCACATCACCGACCTGTCCGACCGCGCCGCGAAGATCGCCCGCCTGCCCGCGGTCGCTCTCGGAACCCTCGACCCCTCCCAGGCCCCCTCCGGGTACGCCATGGATGTTTCCCTGGGCCCCCTGGACGCCCTGATCGCCTCGATGCGGCTGGCCCGCGACCACAAGTACGCGCTGCTGCTGAAGTTCGTGCAGCGCCTGTACCTGGCCGGCCAGCACCCCGACTGGTCGGCTGTGACTCCGCTGCCCGCCCATCTGGCGTTCGGCTCCTACAAGCCCACCGACAAGCAGGGCATCCTCACCCTGGTCACCCAGGGCGTCGAAGGCGGCGTTCTCTCCCTGGAGACCGGACTGAAAATGCTCACCGAGGCGGGCTTCCCCATCGACGACGCCGCCGAAGAGATCGACCGCATCCAGTCCCGCCAGTTCGAAAAAGCCCGCGCCCTGGCCGACGCCACCGGCGACACCAGCCTGGTCGGCAACTTCCTCGGCATGAAGGTCACCGAACCGGACCCCGCTCCACCGCAGCCGCAGCTGCCGCCGGCGGGCGGCGAACAGGACCCCAACGCGGCCCCCGAGCCGGCCGCCGGGGGAAGCGGGGGGAACACCCAGTGACTTCTGTGCTGAACTTGGATCTAGGCGCGGGGCCTGAACTGTCCATGGGAGGACTGTCCCCAATGCGTCGCCCCGCGCAGCACCGCCCCGGCCTCGCCGCCGTCCACGGCTGGGCCCACCCCTACACCGGCGCGCACGCGCTCGCCGTGTTCTACAACGACGGCGGCAACACCCCGCCCGCGCCCGCCGGGGAGCCGCCCAAGCCGGGCCCGCCGCCCACCCCGGCCGCCACGTTCACGCAGGAAGAACTCGAGCGGATCGCCGCCAAGGAGAAGTCCCAGGGAGAGCGGGCCGGCGCCCGCAAGGCCCTCGAGGACTTCGCCGCCGAGCACGGCTTCAGCAACGTCGACGACGCCAAGGCGTTCATCGAGGCCGCCCGCAAGGCCGAAGACGCCAAGAAGACCCAGGACGAAAAGCGACAGGAGGAACTCGACCGCCGCGAGCAGGAACTGTCCGCCCGCGAGAAGGCCGCCGTAGCCCGCGAGCGTGCTGCCATCCGCAAGGCGGCCCTCGTTCAGCTCGGCGCGACCGGCACCGACCTCGAAGACGCCCTCGCCCTCCTCGAGCGGGACCTGCGCGAGACCCCCGACGCCGACGAGAGCGCCGTGCAGGCCGCCGCCGCAGCGCTCAAGGAGCGCCGCGAAGCTCTCTTCGGCGTCACCCCCGCCGCGCAGCCCGCCGCGCAGCTTCCGCCCGCCCCCGGCGGAGCCCCCGCAGGCGGACCCCCGCCCCGCCAGACCCCCACCGGAAAGCCCGGCGACCGCGGCCGCGAAATGGCCCGCCTGCGCGGCAAGGTCCGCGAAACCACCCCCTAAGACCACCCCAGCCCACCCGGGCTGAGGACAACGGGACCACGCCCTCTCCTCGTGGACGCTCACCGGCTGGTGCAGCAGTCACCGCACACCGCAGTTCACCAGGAGAAGGCCGTGAACGACTTTCAGCCCTACTCCTACACGGACAGCGTCACGGCCGACCGCCCGTGGCTCGCGTCCCTGGTAGGAGTCCAGGACACCAACACCATCACCCTCGACCTGAGCAAGTTCAGCGAGGGCACCCACTACATCAAGTCCGCCAACCCGATGCTTCAGGGCCGCAACGTCATGAAGTCCGGGATCCCCCTCGGCAAGGTCACCGCCTCCGGCCTGTACGCCCCCTACTCGGGGCCCCGCAGCGAGGTCCAGACCGTCACCGTGACCGGCGCGCCGACCGGCGGCACGTACACGCTCACTTTCAGCGGGCAGACCACCGCCGCGATCCCCTACAACGCCACCGCAGCGCAGGTGAAGACCGCGCTGGAGGCCCTGTCCAACGTCAGTGTCGGTGACGTGGCAGTCGCCGGCGGACCGCACCCGGCAACGGCGATCGTCGTCACCTTCGGCGGCCAGTACCTGTCCGACGACGTCGCGCAGATGACCGCCACCGGATCCTTCACCGGCGGCTCCAGCCCCGCCATCGCCGTGGCCACCACCACCGCGGGTGGCGGCGCCTCCGCCTCCGACGGCACCGAAGCCCTCGCCGGGTTCCTCGTCGACGGCTTCAGCTTCAACCCCACATCCGTCAAGGCCGCCGGGGCCCTGCTGTGGCACGGCGAAGTCTTCGCCGACCAGTGCCCGGTCCCGTTCGACCCGACCGACGTCGCCGCCACCGCGCCCGGCGTCAACATCCACTACCGGTAACGGGAGGAGCAGACAATGGAAGCCCTTGAGCTCCTTCTGCAAGACACCAACGACAACGACCTGACGGTCTACGCCCGCCAGCTCGACACCCCCGCCAACTACGCGCTCACCAGGCAGATCATCCCCACGCAGAGCGTGCAGGGCATCAAGTTCCGCACCACGTCGGCCAAGCGCCGCGTCAACGCGGCCAAGTTCCGCGCCTACGACGCACCCACCGCGCTGGCCAAGCGCCAGGCAGAGCGCGTCGTCAACGAGGGCATGCTGCCCGCCCTCGGCCAGACCCTGCCCATCTCCGAGATGGACCAGATCCTCCTGGACGTCGGCCGCGGCGCCGACACCCAGCCCTACGTCGACCTCCTGTACTCGGACGTCGACCGGCACGTGGAGTCCATCCAGACCGCGCAGGAACTCGCCGCCGGCCAGATCCTGGCCAATGGCATCGTGAACCTGCCCGGCCTGGGCCTGGACGTCAACTGGAACGTCCCCTCCGCGAACATGCCCACCGCCGGCGTGCTGTGGGACCAGCCCACCGCCACCCCCCTGTCCGACGAGCGGGCCTGGATCGACTACCTCATCGACTCCGGCGCCCCCGCGCCGCGCGAGGTCCTCACCTCCCGTCGCGCCCGCTCCATGCTTGCCGCGAACGCCGAGTACCAGATCGCGTTCTACGGGCAGAACGCATCGAACAACCCCGGCACCACGCTGTCGCCGCTCGAGGTGGACGCCGTCCGCGCCCGCTTCGACCTGCCGCCGATCCGCATCTACGACGTGCAGGTGTGGAACGACGACGTCTACCAGCGGGTCATCCCCGACAACAAGTGGATCCTCATCCCCGACGTCCCGGCCTCCGAGTGGGCGCAGACCCAGTACGGCATCACCCGCGAGGCAGCCAAGTTCACCTCCGGCACCAACCCGGCCCTCACCCGCGAAGAGGCCCCGGGAATCGTCGTGGTGACCAAGGTCGAGGACGACCCGGTGCAGATCTACACCCGCGGCGCCGCAGTGGGCATGCCGGTGCTGTACGTGCCGGACATCCACATCTCCGCGACCGTCCTCGGAGCGTGATCGTCCATGGCCAAGCTGATCAAGGCCGTCCACGTCAAGGACCCCGACCGCAACCGGATGGTCCTCCTGCTGCCCGGTGAGGAGCCCGAGCCGCGCCTGGCGGCCCGGATCACCAACCCCGACGCGTGGGAAGACGGCCAACTGCCCGAAGCCGCCCAGCAGAGCGCCGTCGCCGACCAGAACGACGGCGACGGCAAGCAGGACGGCGACACGGGCGAGGACGAGTCCGACAAGGCCGCACCCGCGGCCAAGAAGACCGCCGCGCCCAAGCGCGCGGCAACCAGCCGGTCCCGGGGCCGGGACGCCGCTGAGCAGGGCGACAGCGGCGAGTAGCGGCGTGCGGGCCCGCCCCCTGTGGTGGGGGCGCCAACCGGGCGGGCCCGCACCCGCTCACCCCCTTCCCCACCCCATCGCCCTCAGGGAGGAACCCGGCCATGGCACTGACCGCCAGCGTGCAAGCGTGGCTGATCTCCAAGCTCGGCACCGACACCAGCCTGGGCGACCTGGACGCCCGCTACACCCGTCTGGGAACCGCCCGGGCGGTCGCGCTCGAGGTCCTGAACGAACGCCTCGCGAACCTGCGCTCCCAGGTCGCCACCGTCGGCTTGTCCGGCGTCGTCAACGTGTCCTACGCCGAGAACATCAAAGCCTACGAGAGGGAGATCGCCCTGCTCGAGTCCGGAGACCTGGTCGGCCCCGACGAGCCGTCCAACCCGGACAACGAAGAGGCGGCAATCGGCTGGGTCCAACTCGTGGCAAGGCCCCGCCGATGAGCACCCGCCTGCGCCGCGGCCGAACCCTACGCCAACGCCTCCTCTCCTACATCACCGACGCCGTCACACGCCTGCGCCAGGCATGGTCCATCCTCACCACCGCCCAGACCCGGCTGCTGAACGCACTCGCCATGATCCCGCCCACCCGCAACGGCATCAGCCGGCGCCTGCGCCAGGCCCTGGCCGACTTCAACGGCAGCCTCGGCGACTTCAGCCGCGCAGCCACCGCCTTCGCCGAACGCTGGGCCGCCACCGACCTGCCCCTCATCTACCGCGAGGGCGCCTGGACCATGCTCGACAACGCCCTGCGCGACACCAGCCTGTTCACCTGGACCGACCGGCACCGCGCCGCCATCACCGCAGCGTCCGCCCAGTACTACGCAGACATCACCGCACGCATCAGCGAAGCCCTGCGCCGCGCCCGCGTGTTCCTGCGCGCCGTCCAGGACGCCGCCAGCGACATGAGCGGCCGCGTCAGCATCACCCAACTGCGACAGGACCACCCCCTGGACACGGTCGTCTACTCCAACCAGGCCCGCCACCCCGTGGACGCGTGGGCCATGTCCGCGGTCACCTGGCAGGCCGTCACCACCGCCAACACCGCTGCGTGCCGCACCGCCTTGGACGAACTCGGCGTGCACTTCGTGGAGGTCCGGGACGGGAACGGGTGCGGCTGGCAGACCCATGACTCCGAAGACAAAGCCAACGGAACGCTGCGGACCATCCAGGACGCCCTCGCGCACCCCACCAGCCATCCGCACTGCGTACGCGAATTTTTGCCCCGCCTCGACATCATCGGCCGCACCAACATCCTCTCCGGAGCGCCCCTATGAACTCAGCCCCCACCAGCATCGACAGCGCGATGGAGGCCGCAGCGCAGGCCCTTCACAGCCTGACTGAAGCGCACTACTCCGTCACCATGCCCGATGCCCGCACATCGCCATGGAGTGATCTGTCAGAGCAGGCCAGGCGTTCCTACCTTGGGCTGGCGCAGAAGGCATCCGAAGCCGACTCGTTCGAAGACTTCTACGCCTTCACCACCATGGCCGAGAGGCTGGCTGGTCTCGAGTACCCGGCCGCCGAAGAGGACACTGAGCGGTCCCGGGGAGCGAAAGCCCAGTACCACCTGGTACAGCACCTGACGCGTATCGAGCGCGAACCGATCCCGAGTGAGGCGCGCACCAGTGACTGATACCCCAGCCACCATCGGCCAGCAACTGGACGCCCTGGGCTTGGCCGTGGACCTCGCACCAGGTGAGCGCGTGCTGGAAGCGACCGTCACCCTTGTCACCGGCGGCGACGGCGCAGCCGAACAGCACCGCCCGATGCGTCTACCGAGACAGGAGCCCGGAAGTACCCCGGTGCCGAACCCCGTGGAGCGCCGGATCGTCACGGTCGTAGCCGAAGGGCAGCAGATCAGCGAAGAGCAGAGGCGGCGCGTGGTGGCCTGGCTGACCGCGAACGGCATCGATCCCCACCTCGTCGCCACAGGGGCCGCCATCACCATCGAGTGCAGGATGCACGGTGACCAGGTAGGACGACAGATCATCGGCTACACCGAGTACTACAAAAACGCCAACGGTCAGCGTGAAATCAACTGGAAGACCCGTGACGGCGCCCTCACGTTCGAACGCTGGGTAGTTCAGGAGGTTCCGCTCGAGCCAGACCCAACATGGCAGGGCTGGCCCGCCTGGCACGCTGAGGTGTCGGCACGGAAGGCCGCACGCGAGGGCGGAGCTGACGAGTGAGCGAGCATCCTGCAGAGCCGCAGGCGCACGGAGTCCACATCGACGCCCAGCCCGGCCAGGCCACCATCAGCATCGACGGCACCTCCCTGCCGCGCGGCCAGGTCACCGGCTACACCCTCCACCACTCCATCGCCGACTCCCTGCCCGCCCTCGTCCTGCACACCCGCCAACCCGATCACACCGTGTGGGACGGCTTCGCCCGCGTCGCCGTCGCCAACCCCCAGCAAGACGACGCCGCCGTTGTCGCCTCCTTCCTC